CCCTCATCAAGCCATATCCGAGGGCCTGGGGCGAGGTGCTTAAGCGAGCGAGGCCAAGCCACCCGCAGTATCAGCGCGCTCAGCTGCCTGATCGTCACCTCTTGAGGGTTGATCTCATGAGTGATGATGGTGGCCTGTCGCTCCTCATCATAAGCCATGATGATCACCGAGGGCTTGCGGAAGCCCCAGTCAATAGCGATGCGCCCTGTCATCTCCTCACGATAAGAGAAGTCCTTGATCACATGGCGCTCGCTGTCAAACTCTTGATAGACGAGACCTGTTGGAGGTTTGGGCTTGTTAAGCACCATAGCCTCACGCTCATCATCGGGCAGGAGCTTGGTAGCCTCAAACCACGCCTCACTGAGGTTGTTCTCATTAACGTATGAGGTGAACATCAGAGGTGAGCACCCTGCATCCTCTGCCATCTGTACCCACCAAGCGTCAGAGACAGGCAAGCCCACCAAGATGAGAGTCGGCTGAGGGCCAGAGCGCAGACGACCAAGCGCCTTATGTGCTACCTCTGGGCCGAGTGTTTGACACTCGTCAACGAGAGCCACACCGCTTGTGACGTTGATACCCTCAAGAGGGTTGTGTGAGGCGTCGCGTGTGCCCGGGCGATAGTAGGAGCGACAGAGCACAGACGAGCCTGTGTGGGTGTCAGTCCACTTGTGCAGCGTGTGATTGTAGACCCACCCGCGCGGGGCCAGCCACTTCTCGATCTCAGGCATGAGCACTGAGTTGTAGCGTGGCGTGGTGTCGGTCACTAAGAGTGAGGTAGTGCCAGGCCGAGTCTTGGCGATGAACCACAGCGCGAATATTAGAGAGGAGGTCTTGCCCGATCCCCACCCACAGCGCGCGGCGATCACTTGGTCTTTACGCCTTATGCCTGTAATGACCTCACGCTGTAGGTCGTTTAGAATAAATGGGCGCTCCTCATCACTCATCATGCCTCCCCTAAGTATTCTCTCAAGCGCTCGACATTGAGAGACAGCGCGTGAGACTTCTTGCCTTTGCGGTAGCCTGTGACGACACCCGCCTCAACAAGGTTAAGCACTTGATGTTGTATTGCATAGATGCCCACATCATCGGTGATGTACCCTCGCGCAAAAGTCCTCACAGGTAGCAAGGCCCCCTTTGGCCACTCCGCCAACATCTTGATAGCCGCCCTCATGCTCGGCAGGAGCTCCACCCAAGAGGACAGCTCAACGAGATCATCCATTATTGAGCGTGGCTTGGTGGGCTTGATCTCGACCACAGGCGCAGGCTTGCGAGGGAGAGCGCACACCTCAAAGAACTTGCTCGGCTCAGTGTAGGAACACATTGAGGCGTCTAGGCTGTCAAAGCTTCCCCACCTCATCGAGGCCATAGGCGAGTCGCGCCCAATATCACGCCCCCAGACCAAGACCACATCAGACCACTCAGAAGCATGAGAGATCGCCATCGTTTGGAAGTTGACGCGATAGATGCCGAGAGCCACACACCATAGCGCGTTGGCCTCATGAGCTGCGCGCTGTAGATCGAGGAGGGCTGTACCCATCTGATCGAGCACCTTGTGCATGAGGTCGGTTGGGTTCTCACTGATCCCTGCGTGGCGGGTCTTGATCTCAAGCGCCACCTCAACATGACCTGAGCGCCGCGCCAAAACGAGATCACAATACTTGCCTGGGTCGGGCCAAGCAGGGCGCCCCGCCTCGATGGGGTCAGCGCTGATCCGGTAGTTGGCCCAGTCTGCGCTCTCGATCACCGAGAGGAGGAGGCCTTGAAAGCGCTGATGAATACGAACAGCGCCCGCCTCCATCTGCTCTTTACTCCATCGTTGCGGAAAAGATGGGTGCTTGATCTTAAGGAGGTCTTGTGTCATTGTTCACCTTGCTCGGTTTGTGTTGTCGAGCGCCTTGGCTGTGGTGGCCATTAACTCACCCCTCCCTGTCAGTGTTGATGGGGAGGGGTTAGTTTTAGGAACTCCTCAACGATGCGCGACCAAGCGGTCAGCCTGTCTTGGTATGTGTGATAAATCAGTCTGCTGATGTTGACATCAGTACCATACACTCTCACATCGATGTGAGCAGGGAGCTCACAGGTGAGGCGCGCGCGAGGCTCCTCCACCCACTCTGGGGAGCGCACCGCTAGACGCCTGTCACCATAGATGACCGCTGTGTATAGCTCAGGCACCTCACCACGCAGAGGAGCGAGGAACTGCATGCCGTTGAGGAGGCGGTCTGAGGGCATGTACACCTTATCAATCATCATCGCCCTCGCCCTCACCTTTGGGAAAGAGCATCTCGTTGGTCTGCTCGATCATCGCCATCACTTCAGCGTTGCCGTTGAGTTGCTTAGTGCTCACTTCAATCTCACGCTTAGCGCTGTAGCGCTCGGGCCACCTGCGCTCAAGGAGCCAAGCAAGGCCCTTCCAATCTTGGCGCGCATCGATCAGCGAGCGCATCTCAGAAATCATAGCGCCCTCTCCTGCGATCTTGGCGTCATCGATGCGCTCGCGCAGCTCCTCATCAGCATCAAGCCAGCGATAGAAAGTGGCCCTGCTGAGGTTGGCACCGACACACGCCGCCTCAACGCTGTGACCTTTGGCGAGTAGGTGGCAGACCTCCTCTAGCTTCTCAGCGTTGCGGGGCGCCTTGGGGCCTGTCTTCACGCGCGCGCTTGTCTCGATAGTCTCATTAGTCTCTCCTGCTTCACGTGAAGCAAGACCTTTGAGGTCACTCTTAGGCTTTGACATACTCGTTCTCCCTTTGCAGATAGAGCCTCATGCGCCTCATCGCACCCGCAGCAGTATTGGGCAGAATACCTAAGTCTCTCCCCACCTGCACAACGGAGATGGTTGGGTCGGAGCAGAAAGTGCGTAAAAGCTCAGCATATCGGTATTCTGCTGAGCGCTCCTCAATGTCTGTCAATGCCTGCTCATACAGCTCTATCAGCTCTAGGCGATCACTGACGAGCATATCACCATCGATTGCTGACCACCGCTTCTGAGTAATGCTTAAATCCTCAACGCTACCGATGGGAGTATTCCCACGCGCGCGGGTGCAATTCTTCGCTCTACTCCTCACAGTCACGCTCATAAGGCGCTCAGTCAGATCAAAGTGTGGCCTTGAGCAGAGATAGGTGAGCGAGTCAGAGACTACATCATCAGCCTCAGACTCCAGCGCCCCACACCTCATCGCGTGGAGTCTCCACTTTTCCCGATTGCCTAAGATCAGCTCACCAAATGCTTCAATCTTGGTCTTCGGCGTCCCACGTCTCGTCAAGAGACTCCTCATCTTCATCGTGTTCATCGTCAGGTATCTCCATCAAATCGTCTATCAGAGCGTCTAACTCCTCATCTGAGTTGATGATGAGCCACTCTGAGCCTAGGGCCATCTCTTGTCGGTTGGGTTCCATGTTGCGGGGCCTCCAATAGATGTACTTTCGGTCTGCACATTAGGCCCAACAAAGCGCCAATTGTCAACGATGATGTCTACATCTTGACGCTTAACGCCGTCCTTCTCCCACTTGTTGACTTTGGCCTTGCCCTCGATTGAGACCCACTTGCCCTTTTTTACATGATCAAGGAAGGCTTTGCCGCGCTCGCCAAAGATGACCAAGTTAAACCAATCGGTTTGTTTCTCACCTTTGACATAAGCGTCCACAGCGAGCGAGGTGCTCACGATGTCTTTGTTGGCCCCGCGCGCTTCTGGGTCTCTGCCGATGATGCCAACTAATAAAATCTTATTCATCTCTGATCCTCCATTTAAGGTGTTAAAACGATGTTAAGAGGGAGGCGCGCAGCAAAAAACGCCTCCCTCTCTCCACCTTAACCCTTGCACACTTAACACGCGAACAGGCTTAGAGATGATTGACAATAAAATAAAAGTAGGCGAGGGCAGTGTTGCGCTCGTTGATGTGATGGGCTCAGCGTTGAGCGTGGTCAATGCTGCGCGAGTATCGATGGGCAAGCGCTCCGAGAGCTTTGATGCGCGTGACGCCAAGCTGATCAAATATCTTTGGGAGCATGGTCACACCTCGCCCTTTCGTCATGTGCACCTTCAGTTTCACATCAAAGCGCCCATCTTTGTTTTGCGCCAATGGATGAAGCACCAGGTGGGCTGCGCGTGGAATGAGATCAGCGGTCGATATGTTGAGCTTGATGAGAGCTTTTGGAGTCCTCACTTGTGGCGTGAGCAGAGCGCGAGCGTGAAACAGGGAAGCGGTGGAGCTCTTGAGCAGAGCGGTCAGATTGATGCTCACTTTGTGTATGTCGAGGCGATCAACGCCGCTGTCGCCACTTATCAGCGCTTGCTCCAGATGGGAGTCTGCAAAGAGCAGGCGCGCGCTGTGCTCCCTGTTGCCACCATGAGCGAGTGTTATTGGACTTGCTCGCTTCATGCGCTCATTCACTTCTTACGCCAGCGCCTTGATGGTCATGCTCAGCAGGAGATCAGAGAGTACGCTCAAGCGGTGAGCGAACTTGCCGAGGGCGTTGAGGGCTTGAGCTTCATCTTGGGGACTTGCCTTGATCGATTATGATCTCACTGACTTTGTAAGGTTCATGCTTTTATTACTGATTATGCGCTTGGCGTTTGAGGTGATGTCATGAGGGCGCACTGGGTGAAGCATTGGATGCGTCACGCTGAGCTGATCGCTGAGATGAGCCCTTGCCCCCGAGGGCAGGTTGGGGCGTTTATCGTTGACGAGCGAAACAACCCAATCAGCGCAGGCTTCAACGGCCCACCGAGAGGAGCCTGCGGTGATCTGTGTGGTGGTGAGGTGTGCGACAGAACAGCGCGCGCCATACCATCAGGCACATCAACGGAGATAGGCTGTCACCACGCAGAGCAGAACGCCTTGATGAACGCACTTCACAAAGGCGTGAGTGTGGCGGGTTGCACTTTGGTGGTGACTACGCCGCCCTGCTTGGGCTGTGCTCGCCTCATACATCACGCAGGCATTGAGCGCGTGGTGATCGGTGGGCGCTCGTATGACTCACAGGGAGCTGATTACCTTGAGAGGTTTATCGCTTTACGTCAGGGTGTCTCTTGTAGCGTGAGCGAGCAGTCTCAGGATTACAGTTCATGATTTCGCCCATCTTTTTATAGGTGAGTCCTTGATCTCTGAGCTGTTTGGCCCACTCCACCTCTGGCGATAGGTAGGCTCTCCCCCGGTTGCCTCGGCTGAGGTCTAGCACCCAAGTCCTAGCGCGCTGATAAGAGACTCCGATCCTGTCTGCGACCTCTTTTATCGTTAGCCCTGATTTATACAACCTGCGCGCGCGATCTTTGAGGTACTTATGCCCCATAGAGTCACTCAGCATATCTTCAAACCTAGCGCGCTCCTCCTCATCATGAGCCTCGCGCAGCGCCTCAATGTCCTGCTCTCTGAAGACGCGAGCGCGCTCGACTGCCCAAATAGATGCTTGATGACGATGGAGGTTGTGAGCTTCCCAAGCGGCTCTCCTCTCTGCGTATGTGCTCATGATCAGCTCCACCCATCATTGATCTGAGGTCTACGATCACGCCCGATCATCTCTACAGGGCGCCCGAACATTGAGCGCATACGCGATCTCATAGCGCTGTTGTTCTCCAGGAGGTTCTCAAGGATCACCTTGGGCTTGAGGTTGGTGGTCATACAGACCGCAAGCTCACCCGCGCTCCACCTGTCATATATCGCGCCAATCAGCTCGCGTGTTTGGTCTCGGTACCAATCACCCCAATCAGAGCCAGAGCCACCGATCCCGCCAAGCTCATCGAGGCAGAGCAGATCGATGTTGTTGAGGATATGAGTCTCAGGCTCGACAGGATTTGGGCGATCAGCCCGACCCCATGAAGCCTTGATGTCAGCGAACAAGCCCTCATGTGTGATGAACAGAGCGCGCTTGCGAGAGAAGCAGGCATGCTTGGCGAGGATATGAAGCATGGAGCTTTTGCCGTTGCCTGGCTTGCCGTGAAGCAACACACAAGGGAGCTGAGGAAGGTCTGTGTTCTTGGGTGCGTGAATGTAGTTGAGGAGCGCGCCCACCGCCTCACGCTGAGCTGGGCTGTCCCACTCATAGGTGGCGAGCGTGTGCTTGTGAGCGACATAGGGCAGGCGCGCCGCTTCGATACGCTTGAGGGCTCGGCGTGGGGCTTCACAGTGAGGGCAGAGCTTTGAGGAGGGCGCGAGCCCTTGCGCTGCCCTCGGAGTGATCAGCCAACCATCTTGGCATCGACCGCAGTGAGGCAGAGGTGAGGAGGCCAAGAAGCCGTTGACCGAGCGCCACTCTGAGGTGGGGAAGTTCTCGGCATTGATGCCAGCGTAGCTTGGCGCGAGCTCCTGCTTGGGGCTCTCGATGACCTCAACTTGGTCAAGGTTGATGGTGTTGGTGGTGAGGGTGTTCATCGTCAGTGTCTCCATTTAACGTCTTATGAGGCTCTGAGGCGCTCTTTGTGTGTTGGCGAGATGCTCGATATAGGTCACGATTGAAGCGGGCGATATACGCAAATTGTGAGCTTGTTGAGCAAGGACTGCATCATGCTCATTAAGGGCGAGCCTTATATCCATCCGACCCTTGAAGCGAGCCACCTCATCAATCTTTTGTCTATAAACAAATAAAGAGCCCATGTCTTCACTCGGAGCGATGAGCCTACAGCCTGCTTGAAGCGCCGCGCGCCTCTCAGCCTCAAGCGAGTCCTCGCGCGTGGGGTTAGGCTCTACCTCTGGCTCAGCGTGTTGATTATGAGGTTGATTAATCTGTTGATCTATTAGTTGATCATTAAGTTGATAAGAGTTGATATTGGGTGCATAAAATTCCCCACCCCTAGGAACTTTGTTCACTACCCGTTGGGAACTTTGTTCACCATCGTTAGGAACTTTGTTCACTACCCGTTGGGAACTTTGTTCACCATATTGGGAACTTTGTTCACTACCCCCCTCAACCTTAGAGGTGAGCAAGGTAAAGGCTGCTTTATG